TGCCCGCCGCGATCAACCAGTGGTCGCGCTCACTCACGCATCGCACGGCGAGCGAGATCGCGAGGTTGCGGAAGGCCGGAGTGAGCGAACAGGACATCGCCGATCACATGGCGGATCCGGCGGTGATGTCAGAGATCGCAGCGAAAGCATGGGCCGACGGCGAGCGCGAGATCTTCCAGAACAAGAACGTGATGAGCGAGGTCTACTCGAACCTGCTCGGCAATTTGCAGCGCGTTGCGGCAGGCAACACGTCGATGTCGTTCGCGGCGAAGACGGGAGAGAAAACGCTGCGCTGGCTGCTGCCGATCACGAAGGTGCCGAGCAACGTCTGGGTCTCACGCATGAGCTACGTCGGCGGATTCGCGGGCGCGGGTGCGCAGTGGCGAGCGGCAGGGCAGAAGGCTCGCGCCGACATTCGCGCCGGGCTGATGAAGAGCGAAGGCAGTGCGGTGAAAGACGCGCTCGCCGCGCTCACGCCCGAGCAGGCCGACTCGATCATGCGCAACCTCAAGAAGCAGACCGTCGGCATGGCGGGCATGGCAATCGGCTGGTTCCTCTACAGGAACTTCGGCGGCTTGTACCAGCCCGGCGGGCACGGCGGCATGAAGCCGGAAGACGAGACGATTCGGCTCGAGGCGTTCGGCCATCACGTCGACATCTCCAAGCAACTGCTCGAGCACCCGCTCGCCACCGCGATGCAGATGGGCGCGACGGTCGCGTGGGTCGCGCACAGGCCGGGAAAGAATATCGGCGAGGGAGCCTCTGCAGGTTTCCGCGCGCTGGTGCAAACGAATCCCTTCATCGAGGAGAGCCTCAACATCGGCAAGCTCATCACCGGCCAGAAGAGCGTCTCGAAGTTCGCCGGTGAGCAGGCGGCTTCGGTGCTGCCCGGCATGATGTCGTGGGCCGCGCGCAAGCTGGATCGTCAGGGCATGGATCCGGACGTCCAAAGGGCTGCCGAGATGGCCGAGAAGCTCGGGCTGCCAGCCGTCGGTTTGGGCATCCGCATGTCGAGCGGCAGGGAGGTCAAGCGCAGCACGAAGGGACTCCTCGACACGTTCGAGGCGGCAGTGCCCGGCGCTCGCCCGTTTGTGAAGCGCAGCCCGAATCAGCCGCCGACATGAGCAACCTCGCGGGCGACAAGAACCTCGGCGCTGACCAAACCCTGTGGGGCAACATCAGCGGTGGCCCGGCGCAAGCCGTGCCGATCCCGATCGCGGCTCTGCAGTCATCCTTCCCCGGCACCGGCGGCGGCGGCAGTGGCACGGCGTTCTCCGGAACGATCACGCAAGTCGGCCACGGGTTCGCGGTCGGCGACGTCTTGCAGATCAGCGGATCCGGAACGTACTCGAAAGCAAAGGCCGACACCGCGGCGAACGCGGAGGTTGTCGGCATCGTCATCGCGGTCGTCGACGCCGATCACTTCAAGCTGTGCTGGGGCGGCTACATCACCGGCTTCGCCGGGCTGACTCCGGACGTCATCTACTTTCTCAGCCCGACGACCGCGGGCGCGATCACGGCGGTGGAACCCACGACGGTCGGGCAGATCTCGAAGCCGATTGTGTGGGCCGACACCGCGGCCAGCGGCTACTTCTTCAACATGCGCGGCAGGTCGGTCGGCGGGGGTGGTAGCATGAATATAACTTTTGGTCTTGGCGTGCCGACCGCGCTGGGAAGCGATGGCGATCTGTATTTCGAGTCCTACGCGGGGACGATGTACATCCAGTCGCCGCAAGCGGAAATTCCTCACATCGTCGGGCCGGTGCAGTTCAATGGCTTCACCCTCGGCACGTCCAACAATTACACGATCACCACGCCGTTGGCGGCAGACTGCCTGCTGATCGCGCTCGCGTTCAACGCCAACACGGCGGCAGAGGTAATCACCGGGACTGTCACGGTGAACGTGAACGGCCAAGCCGACATTCGCGCGCAAATACCCGTCACGCATTTCACCGCAGCGCCCATCACCACGCCGGTTCAGCACAGCTTCGGGCAGGTGATGTACATCGATTTGAACGGCGTGCAGCTTGTGGGCGCGACGATCAACATCACGACCTCGGTCGCCATCGACCACATGCACGTCTACTCGATCCCTCTGGTGGGTTCGAACAAATCGCAGATCATGGTGTCGAGCGGCAATTTGCCCGCGAGCCAAGCTGTCGCGGGAGCCGGTCAAGTCACTGCGGCCTACACGATGGGCAGCGGCCTGATGTTCAGTCTGGCGTGGGCAGCGAATACATCGGGTACGGCGATCCCGGCTGCGCCCGCCGGATTCACTCGAATCGCATCCTCGACCTACAACACAGGCGGCATCTCGTTTTCGACCAGCGGCCTCGACGTGATGCAGGTGCCTGCCGCGTTCGCTGGAACCGTGGCTTTGGGCACGCACGCGACGTACAGCTACCTGTCCATGCAGTTCGCAGCGAACGGTGCCGCCGGGTCGCACTGGCGAGCGATCATCGGGCTATAGACCATGAGCCAGTCCGCACTCCCCGGCAGCGGCGCACCCGGCGCAACAGGCGCGACCGGCGCAACCGGCGCGACGGGCTCTGGCGCAACCGGCGCAACTGGCGCAACCGGCGCGACCGGGTCGAACGGCGTTGGCATCACCGGCCCCACAGGCGCGGTAGGAACCACGGGCGCGACGGGCGCGACCGGAACGCAGGGGCTGACCGGCGCGACCGGCAGCACCGGCCCTGTGGGCGCTACGGGGCCAACCGGCGCAGGTGCGACAGGTGCGACAGGGGCCACCGGCACGGTAGGCCCGACCGGCCCGACGGGTGCGACGGGCCCGGTGGGACCGACAGGCGCGGGCGTGCAGGGCGACCCCGGCCAGATCGGGCCAACGGGCGCAACGGGCGCGACGGGCGCGACGGGAGCGGTCGGGGCGACGGGCGCTGCGGGCGGTCCGACCGGACCCACGGGACCGCAGGGCATTCCCGGCAGCGGCGGCATCAGCGCGCTCTCCGCGATCGGCGCGGTGCCGAATGCGAACGCTGCGACGATCACCGGCGGCAGCGTCCTCAACCTGCAGCCTGCGAGCGTGTCGTTCGGCGGCGTGGTCACGACCGGCGCGCAGGCGTTCGCCGGTGCGAAGACCTTCGCGCAGGTGATCAGCAACTCCTCGTTCGATCTGCCCAACACGACCAGCCCGACCCTCGGCGTGCTGACGATCAATGGCAATCCCGCTTTGCACTGCTTCGGCGGGGGCATCCAGCCCAACTTCTTCGTCGGGCAGAGCGCAGGCGGCAACTTCACCGCGACCGGGAACCGAAACACCGCCGTCGGCAACGCCGCTGGCTACTACCTGACGACCGGCAGCTTCAACACGTTCGTCGGCTACCAGTCTTTGCTCAACGCGACAACCTGCCAAAGCGTGGTCGCCGTCGGCTACGCGGCACTCAACGCCAACATCACCGGCAACGACAACACGGCGGTGGGTACTTCCGCACTGTCGCAGGCCACCGCCGCTCAGAACACCGCGCTCGGTCGCAGTGCTGGCAGCAACCTCACGACCGGCGCGCAGAACGTCGCCATCGGCTACAGCGTCTCCTTCCCGAGCCCGACCGCGAACGGCCAGCTTGTCATCGCGAACATGATCTACGGGTTCGGCCTGACCGGCACTGCCCTGAACGTCTCGACCGGGCGCATCGCGATCGGCAAGAGCACCGACGACGGCGTCAACACGCTGCAGGTGCAGGGCGGCGGGGCGTTCAGCGGAAACCTCGTCGCGGCCAACCTTCCGGCAGTGCTGCCGCCGGGGCCGACGGGCGCGACAGGGCCGGTGGGTGCGACGGGCGCGCAGGGCGTGCAGGGCGTGCAGGGTCCGCAGGGCGTGCAGGGTGTGCAGGGCGCGGTGGGTGCGACAGGCGCGACCGGCACCGTCGGCCCCGCGGGCGGCATCAACGCACTGGGCAACATCGGTGGCGGTTCGAACGCGCAGGGCGCGACGATCTCCGGCGCAAGCAACAACATCCTCACCCTGCAACCGGCGAGCGCCAACTTCGGCGGCGTGATGACCACAGGCACGCAGACCATCGCCGGTGCCAAGACCTTCAGCGGTGCCGTCTCGCTCGGCTTGGCTACATCACCGAGCATCCTCAATCCGTACTTCGACATCGGCATCATCAGCGCCTCGGCCTTCAACGTCAGTTGGCCGACGGCGACCAGCCAAGCCGTCGCTCCCAACTCTTCGTCGTCGGTGTCCTGCTCCTTCACCGCCCCGGCGAGCAGTTGCCTCCTGACCCTCAACGTCTACGCGGGCGTGACCATGAACCTCAACTTCGGGTCCGACACCAAGGGCGTGCCGGTCACCCAGCTTCAGGCGGGCAAGAATTCGGTCTACATTTTTTTCTACGACGGCAACGGCAAGTACTACTACGTCGGTGGCATGTTCAACGCCGCGCCGTAGTGGGAGTACACTCCGCGCCGGAGCGGTCACAGAGCCGAGCCATCCGCAACTCAACTGAAGGGGATTCCAAATGAAGAGCCGCATTCTGGCCCTTGCACTGGGCCTGTGTATCACTGCACCTGCTTTCGCTGTCCACAACGATGGCGTGTTCGAGCTTGACGGCAACGCGGTCAACGATCCGGCCAAGCCCGGCATCGACTGGGCCGATGTTTTCGCCAATCCCGGCGTCGGCCAGAGTTTCATTCCCGACGCGGTCAGCACGTCCGACACGATCTTCATCGGCGGCGGCTCGAAGGACGAGCGCGACATCTCGGCTTTGGGCATCACCAACACCTTCTGGCAAAACACGATCGGCTCGGCCCCCGACAAGGACGACCTCGAGAATGCGTTCGCCGCGCTCTTCACGGTGAACGACCATGAAATTGTATACTTTGGCGCAGACCGCTTCTCCAACAGCGGCGACAGCGCCATCGGTTTCTGGTTCTTCCGCTCGGCGGTCGCCGTCGGTGCCAGTGGCAACTTCGTCGGCAAGCATTCGGTCGGTGACATTCTGGTCACGTCCGACTTCCTGCAGGGCGGCGGTGCCAGCGTGATCAACGTCTTCAAGTGGAACGGCAATGCCGGTTCGCCGCTGACGCTGCTCGCGCACAGCGAGATCAAGAACGGCGTCCCGGTCGGCGGCACCATCGACCCGGCCACCGGCCTGTTCTGCACGACCGACGACGTCGCCTGCGCGGTGGCGAACAAGACCGCGACGCCCGCACCGTGGAGCTACAACTTCAAGGGCGTGGGTCTGGACGCCAACCTGCCGCAGGGCACGCTGTTCGAGGGTGGCGTCGACCTGACCGCACTGCTCGGCGGATCGGAGTGCTTCAGCAACTTCCTCGTGATGAGTCGCACCAGCGCCTCGACCACGGCGCAGTTGAAAGACTTCGTGCTGGGTCCGTTCAAGAACTGCTCGATCGCGATCGCCAAGACGTGCAGCGTGGGTCGCCTGACCACGGCAGCGGACAACACCTCGTTGCTGTTCTCGGTTGACTACAGCGGCCAAGTCACGAACACGTCGGACGGTTCGCTGCCGATCGGCACCGTGATCACGGTACGCGACGATGTCGGCACGCCCGGCACGCTGGCCGATGACCAGACGCAGACCTTCACGCTCGCCGCTCCGCTCGCCAAGAATGGAACGCAGGCGTTCAGTGGCTCGTTCTTCAGCAACGACAACGGCCCGCACAACACCGTCTTCGGTTCGGCCTCCTTCAGCGGTAACACGCTGAGTGCGACCAACACGTTCGACTGCACGCCGCTGCCGCTGTCTCCGGACATCCATGTGACCAAGACGTGCAACACGGTCGAACTGGTGCCGCAGAACGGTGTACTTGTGGCGCAGGTGAAGGTCAGTGGTCAGGTCTGCAACACCTCGCAGACGACGGGTCTTGACCTCGACGTCACCGTTGCCGACGACGCGGTGGGCATCAACAACCCGCCGGATCCGACGCAGGTGTACAGCGGTCACCTTGTGCAGGGCGCGTGTGCGGACTACTCGTACACCTACCAGCCGAACGCGGGCGACGGCTCGACCAGCCCGGCCAGCGGCGGCTTGTTCAGCGACACGGTGACGGCGATGGGAACCAACCCGGCGATCCCGGTGGCGAACCAGCCGACCGACATGGCGACCGCGCACTGCTCGGTCTGCCCGGCACCACAGCCGTAATCAGGAATCCGGATCGGGGCGCAAGGACGCGCCCACCGCCTGTTCAATCCTGTGCAGTCTGGCCTTCAAGCGCAGCACCTCGCCGCGTAGCCCGATGTTCTCCTTGTCCATCCGCGTGACCAGCACCTCGATGCCGGTCGACACACGGTTGCGCGCGCGCTCCTGCGACACGCCGTACACGCCGAGCAAGCGCATGGCACGATCGATCTCATCGGCCATGTCCGTCGCCACCTTCTGCAGTTGGCGAACGTCGACGCTCATGTAGTCTTTTTCGAGCAGCCCTTTGCGCACGTCGTTCGGGATCATGTCGCCCTCGAGAACTTCTTGCAATGTATACATCTGCGCAACAGGTTGTCGCGCAGGTTGATGCGCCGCCACTGGTGTCGGTTCAACCAGCGGCAGCACAGCAGACGCCTGAGTCGCTTCATCATGTGCGCAGGAGCACCTTCTCGAGTTCGTCGGCGCACACGCGCAGCGCGCGGTAGTAACTCTCGGTGCCGTCGCCCGCTTCGGTGCGCCACTTCGTGAGCAGCCCCTGCAGCCCCGCGTCCAGCCCTCCGAGTCGCTTGATCGTGCCGTCGATCTTCTCGATCACGTCGTCGATGAGCTCGGTGCCCTTCGCGATCAGTTCGTCGGCCTTGTCGAGCGGATTCTGCGCCGCCATCGCCTCGTTGTGCGGGTTGACGGTGGGCACCGGCACCGCGCCGTTGTTCTGGATGTCGGCCCACGACCACGACTCTGCGCCGTCGACGTGAAGCTTGAACGAGATCTCGCCGGGCGGCAGTTCCGGATGGCCGGTGGCGCGCAGGATCCCCTGCAGGGCTTCGGCGATGGCGCGCTTCTGTGCAACTGAAAACATTCTCGGTCTCCTCAGTGGGATTGGGTCTTGGGAATCATCGTTTCGGCTTCCATCATGCGAGCGTGAATCCGCTCCAGAATCGCGGCGTCGCTCGCTGCCGCGTGGGCTTTTTCAAGGTTGCTGTTCGGCCCCTTCTGCAGGTGAAACTGCTCCGCGTTGCGCGCCTCCATGGAGAAGCGCAGGACGGCGCGCCGGATCAGTCGGCGCTCGTGTTCGGTCCACTCGCTCACTGCTCGAACCCGTTCGCGAAGGGACGGTCCTGCGCGCACAGCGCGGGCGACACGACCTGCTTTGTCGTCTGGTACTCCGTCGTGTCAGCGCCGGGGCAGCGCCACACGTAGCCGTTCTGCCCGGCTTCAATCACGGTCAGCCACGGCGGCTGCAGGGTCATCTTCTCGACGTTGCGGATCGACATCGTCGCGGAGAGCGCGAGCGAGGGCAGTAGCAGTGCGAGCAGCGTCTTCATCGTGAGTACTCCTTCTGATCTCGTAACCATCCGGCAACACCAAGTTCATCAGCGTCTGGGTCTTGGGCAAGCCGGGGACTTGTACACATTTGCACTCGCCGGATCCCGGCGCGAGCACGGTCATGCAGTAGCGGCAGATCAGCCAGATCACGGCACCTCCTCCATCGGATGCTTGCCTTTGCACATTGTCTCGGCCGGGTCAAAGCGAATGTAGATGCCCGCCGCCGTCGGCTTGCCGCAGAAGCAGCAGATTTCCTGCGCCTTCAGCGTGAAGCGAATCGGATCAAATTGCGGAGACCTGCGCTGCCAGCAAGCTTCGCAGATGTTGTGCGTCCAGCGACTCTGGCTCACAGCCGCTCCAGATCCACGAACCACGCGATGAAGAACGTCACGCGCTTGCGCGCCCAGCCTGCCTCGCTTTCGATCTGGCCGCACACAATCGGATCCGCGCGCTGGTCGGTGCAGATGCCGATGGCGTCGAAGAGCTTCATCGCCCGCGCCTTGTCGACCGCCTCCATGATCTGAGGCTTGACGAGGTGCATCGGGATCTCGAGTTCGGTCGACAGCGCGCCGGGGGAGTAGATGCTTTTCTTGCCGCCCTTGCCGTCGTCGATCTCACTCTTGTACACGATCGGGAGCGGGTTCTTGTACTCGCCCTCGCCCTGCGCGAGCCGGTGCGGCTCTTGGCGGAAGCCGTCGTTCCAGCTTTTTTCCTCCATGCGCCCTTTCTTCGCGTGCGTGCGGATCGCGAAGATCTCCAGCGGGAAGTTGGGCACGATCAGGTAGCCCGCCTCGACCGCGGCCTTGACCTTGCGGTAGAAGCCGATGCGCCGATCGGCCTTCTTCATCAGCCGCTTGAACGGCGCGCCCTTCCACTCGTAGCTCTGGGTGTGGTCGTAGCACTCCTGCGCCTCCGCGCGCTGCGCGATCCAGAACTCGATGCGTTGCTCGAACCACGCGACCAGCGATTGCTGCGCGGGCGCGAGGTCGGTGGGGCTCAGAGCGATGATCTGTTGCATGGTTCCTCCAGTAGCGTCGGTAGAAGGTGCAGCGGCTTGAGGCGTTTGATCTCGATCGTTCGGCAGGGGTTGTGGAACTTCAGCTTGTTGCTGATCTCGTCTTGGCGTTTATGCGCGCAGTGCTCCTCGAACATGAGCCGCGTGCAGCAGCCGACGATGTACACGGTGTGGTACGACTCGAACGCGACATGGCCTTCGCTGCGTGCGCGCGTGAAGATGTAGTTGACGACCTGCTTCTCGTAGTTGTGATCCGCCACGTCGCAGTCGTAATGCGGCTGCGGGTAGGTCGAGCAATTCTGCGTCTTGACCTCGAACTTGTGTCCGAGGATCTGGTAGTCGTGCGTCCTGCCTCCGATGTGTACAAAGGGAATTTTCAACTTGGTCATGGCGCTCTCTGCCGCCAGTTCGCCGAGGAACCCGATCTCGGTCCGGAATCCCTCCTTCCCGAAAACCGGGCGGCGGAACGGCAGCCTCGACCGCTCCAGCGCCTGCATTCTCATCTCGTCGGTTACGAAGACCGTGGGAAATTTCATGCTGACCTCTTCGCGCCGCGCTTGATGCGACCGAATTGCGGGCTGGCCTCGTTGCGCTCCTCCTCGGTGAGCGACTGCCACGCCGTGAGCAGGCTCGCCATGCTGATCTTCGCGGCGGCTTCGAGGCGCGCGATGACCGGGTTCACTGCCGCGCCGGACGCGCTGTCGACTGGCCCCTGCGGCGACGCGGGCGTGCTCGGCGTGGCTCCCTCGGCCCACTGCGCGAGGCGCACGCCGCACTCCTCATCGATCAGCGCGCCGGTCGGGAACATCGGGCGATGCTGTTCCTGCAACTTGATCGGCAGGCCCACGCCGGGGTTCTGCGCCATCATCAGGAACGACACCGTGAGCTCGAACGGCAGGTTCTTTTCGCTGATCGGGATCCAGCCGTCGAGGCCGGTCAGGCTCTGCTTCGCGGTCACGACCATCTTGCCGCTCTGCGGATCCTTGACCATCTCGATCTTCGGCTCGGCGCGGAAGCACAGGATCAAATGCGCGCGAACCTGCAGCAGCCGGTTCACCATTTTCTTGTGCGCGCCTTTCGGCTTGATCCACGACGCCATTTTGAACAGGTCGCGCTTTTTCCAGTCGGTGCCCGCCATGCGGTCGATCTCGTCTTCCTGCTGCTCCAGCACGCCGCCGTCGCCCGCCCACACATGCGAGGTGGAGTCGGTGAGGATCACCGGGTAGCCCGCGTCGTCGGCCGCGACGATCGCCTCGGTGTAACGCTCGGGGGTAAACGGCCCCTTGAGCTCGCCATGGTCGAACGTGAAGCGGTCGGCGTAGTGCAGCGCCCGGCGCGCCTCGGTGTCGATGACCGCGAACTTGGGCTTGCCCAGCGCGCGGCAGATGCCGGTGGCGAGGCGCATCGCGCTGTAGGTCTTGCCGGATCCGGTGCCACCGGCGAGCCCGACGAGCAGGCCCACCGACTCTCGTGTTGCTGGTCTGAACTCGAATGTCATGGCTTTTCTCCACCGCTGAAGAAGTCGCGCAGGATCGTGCTGATCACCATCTGCGGCTTGATGATCATCGCGCCCTGCATGTTCATCAGGTAGCCGAGGCGCTCGCGCGCCTCCTTGATGTCGTCGAAGACGTTGATCGAGTGACGGCGCTCGCCCTTCTCTTCAAAGTAGAGCCGGAACTTGCCGCCGCCGGTCAGCGTGATCGTGTACGTGCGCTGGTCGACGATGCGCTCCTCGACGCCCTCGGGCGAGAGGTATTCGTCCTTCAACACGTCTGGCTTTTCGTCGCTCATGCCTCCTCCCCGCACAGGTACTGGCCGAGGCTCAAGGCACCGACGATTCCCGCAAGGCATTCGGTGTAGAAGCTGATCAGCCCGTCGCGCATGATCATGTGCCCGATCCAGTACAGGTCAGCGAACGGCGGCGACGAGAACACGATGAAGCCCCAGAAGGCACCGAACTCCTTGTTCGCCAGCCACGCTGTATACAAGTGGAATCCAAACATCCCGAGGATCCCGACCCCCATGAGGATGGCACCAATGACACCAAGAGTCGTCTTCATTTGCCGCTCCAGTCTTTCTGGATTTCACTGAGCAAGTACACGGCGGCGGCGAACGCGAAGTCGATCCACAGCGGCAGCGTGACCCAGATCCAGTCCCAGTGGATCACGCCCGCGAGTTTCAGAGCGACGAGGATGAAGCCGATTATCCACGTCATGGCAGTTCTTCCTGTGTAGCCAGCATCTCGCCCTCGGCCTCCGCGAGTTCCCACGGCGTGGGCTCGGCGTAGTGGATCCGGTGATCGTAGTCCGGCCAGTGGTCGTCCGCGATGCAGTGCTGCCACTTGTTGATCGCGACCTTCACGCGGTCGTCCTCGATCTGCGCCTTCGCTGGCGTCAGGCCGATCAGCGTGCAGGCGTACGGCGCGTCCTGCTCCTGCACGAGCATCAGGTGGTGGGTGTGCGGCGTGGGCTGGATGATCTGCGACAGGCCGCGCGCGTAGAAGCGCAGGCTGAAACCGTAGCCCATGTTCTGCATGATGCCGCGGATGAACTTGTCGGCGCGCGCGCTCGCGCTCGTCGTCTTGTAGTGCAGGATCAGGTCGTAGTCGTGCGTCATAAAGTCCGGACGCGCGCGGCAGTAGATGTCGTGCTTGACGTCGGGGCCGGTTTCCTTCCACACGATCGTGCGCTCGGCCGCGCCGCGCTCGAAGATGCCGTCGAACTGAGACTGCTCGATGAAGCGGTGCGCACGCAGAGCCATCGCGTTGACCGCAGGCATCTTGATCGCGAGCATCGGGATCTTGCCTGCCGCACGCGCGGCGTCGCGCTCGTCCTTTGCTTTGTTCGTGCGCCAACTGTCGGCGTCGACGACGACGATGCGTTCCTCGCCGTGCAGGAACAGGTCGTGCGCGGCGGATCCGATGTCGGCTTCGTTCGCCTCGAAGGTGCCGAGCGCGCCGAGGCGGGGGTGCTCCTGCCAAGCGTGCAGTGGAGAAGCTGTGAGCATCCTGTGTCCAATCGAGGAGGACAGCGAGGGGTTCTCGCAGGGATCCGCGAGGTACTCAGAAAACGGCATGTCGTAGATGCCGGGCGCGGTGATTCTCATGGGGTTTCCTTTGGGGGTGAGTGGGCGGTTTCTTGCACTCGCCAGAATACGCGAGGGGATACAAGTGGTCAATACTCATTGAAAGGCACAGATCACTGCCGTATCCTCGC